GCTAGGTTATCACGCAGATATTGCTTTAAATTATAAAGATGTTATAGCAAAAGCACAAGCACTTGATTGTAAATTATTTGCTTGCCTTCCGATAGATTATTATGTGGATTGGAATAAAAAACTGTTGAATTGGATGTTTAGATCATTGTATCATGTTCATACTGCCGCTGGTGATAAAAATTTCTTTTTTGCTAGTTTAGATTATGCGAAAGATAATGAAATAAATGAATTTGAATGGAAAATAGATCACAACACTTTAGAATATACTGATATACTCAAAAAGATTAAATATGGAACAAATTACTATGAAGATTTTGAATATGAAAAAGTAATTGATAAAATGAAAAAAAACTTTAAAATAAAAACTTATATTTTACCGTGGCAAGACACCAAAACAAAAAATATTATTAAAAAATTAAAAAACTGTGACATATATCTTTACAGTGATAAAGAAATAGATTATAACTACAAAACAATTAAAAACAAATTTGTTTTAGATCTATATAGTAAGAAATCTATTGAAAATTTTATCAAAGAAATTAAAAAAATAAAAACCACTACATATTTTTATACTGGTACTGAGTTTGTAGATTTTGATAAAGCAATGTTTTACAATACTAAACAACGGTGCGAAATTGCACAATATGTTTATAAAAAAATAACAACAAATAATTCATCTACATATTTTGGAGGAGTTTTTCCTTGGGGTCCGCAAGATATATTTAAGTATCCTACTTATCATGATTGGATGGGATATAGATGGAATTTAAATAGATTTTAACCAAACTTTAATATCATATTTCATAGCAAATTCTACAGCATCGTCTACATCATTTACAATAGGTTTGCCCTTGATATTAAGGCTTGTATTCAGCAACATTGGACAGCCTGTTTCTGCGTACCAGTGTTCTAACAATCTTCTAATTCCGCTACCATCTCGTGGTACGGTTTGGACTCTGGATGTACCGTCGGCATGGGTGATGGCAGGATACAAGTCTGGATTTTTGCAACGGGCGGTAAACTGCATATAACTATTGGCAGGTCCTTGGAAATTTTCGTGGTAATGTTCTGCGAGCACTGCGGGGGCGAAAGGACGGAATTGTTGTCGCTTTTTAATGTCGTTGACTCTGCGTTTAATATCCTCACCTCGTGGATCAGCAAGTAAACTACGATTGCCAAAAGCCCTAGGGCCAAACTCCGCCCGGCCATTCGCAACACCCACGATTCCCGTTTTCTTGAGTTCGCTGACTGTTTCTTTGACAGGGTATTCTCCTTTTATTTCATATCCTAAATAGGCATGTTTGAATTCCATGTGCATCTTTTTGTGTGCAAGAACTGCACCAATAGCACTTCCACTGTCTCCAGGGTTTGGCATAATCCATGCTTTATCAAAGTATTTTAACAGAATATGATTTGCAGAGCAATTCAAAGCACACCCACCCATGAACACAATATTCTTACTTGTTGTATTTTTACTACACCATTCAACAATATTTTCAAGTACAGTTTCATAAACCCATTGTGTGCCTGCGGCAATATTAAAGTTGTGATCATCGTTGAGTTCACTACGCCAGGTTCGACAACCTCTATGTAAGTTTTGTTTGAATTTGATTGGTAATTTGATGCTTTCGAAAAAGTCGTGCATGATCTGATGTCTATAATATCTACTGTCACCATAAGCGGCCATGCCCATAAGAATATATTCATCTTCATTGGGTTTAAGTCCTATACGTTGTGTCATAGCACTGTACCACAAACCAATAGAATGGGGATAGTTTTGCGAATATATTTTTGTTAGTTTATCACCGCGGCCTTGCCAAACTGTTATAGTTTCAAATTCTCCTATGCTGTCAATACAAAGAACTACAGCGTCATCAAATTGACTGGTATAGTATCCTCCTGCTACATGACTTAGATGGTGATCCACAGTTTTAATGGGTGCATTAATATTCCATTGTTGCAAATACTTTTTTATATTATTTTCAGCAAGTGTTATTCCTTGACCAGCACGAAACTGACGCCAAGTTTTCTTTAGAGGTTTTTCATACCAAACTATTTGGTCTGGTTCTCCCCATTGACGTGCATAGTCAACAAGTTTTTGATTTAAATGTGCATCATTTTTTATGCCACTGAATCTCTCAGACTGACTGGCAAATTCCAGTCCTTCATTTGTGAATACAGCAAGAGATGCATCGTGGCTATTGCCACTAATTCCCCATGTAATCATTTATAGATAAAAGGATCCTTTTTCCTTAGTTGCTTCAGTCTTTTTCTAAATTTGTACCAATCGTAAAATTTTCTAAAAGGCCAAAGTAATATGTCCAAAATTCGTTCCATATTGTATTTAATATCCAAAAAGGTTGACAAACTCCTATTGTGACTGTATAGTATATATATAATTAATAGTGAGAGGCACACATGAGAACACAACCACAAGATATTATTGCTAAACTTGAAGCAGATAATTCACGTTTGGGCAAAGAAGCAATACTTAAATCAGCATACGAAGAAGGACTTCCTGAGTTTTTTGAAGGTCTTACAATGGCACTTGATCCACTGGTAACATTTGGAGTCAAACAAGTACCCTCAAAGGATGAAGTAATTTCTGCACAAGGTTGTGAATGGAAAATTTTCAAAGAACTTGCAGACAAATTAATTGCACGAGAACTTACAGGACATGCGGCACGTGATGCAATTAATCTTGTTATGAGTTCAGCAACAGCAGAACAATGGAATGGTTGGTATCGTAGAATTCTTATCAAAGACCTACGCTGTGGTGTAAGTGAAAAGACTGTAAACAAAGTAGTGCCAGGTACTGTGCCTGTATTTACTTGTGCTCTTGCTCACGACAGTGCCAAGCACGAAAAGAAAATGACTGGCAAGAAGCAAATTGAAATCAAACTTGATGGTGTTAGAGTCCTAGCAGTATGTCGTGAAGGTAAAGTAGAATTGTTTAGTCGTAATGGCAAACAGTTTCATAACTTCCCGCACATTATTGCAGAGATTGAACAAGTACTTGAAGAGAAACCTGCACCTTACGACTGTGTATTAGACGGTGAAGTAATGAGTGCTAACTTCCAAGACCTTATGAAGCAAGTACATCGTAAAGATAATGTACAAAGTGAAGATGCTGTTCTACACTTGTTTGACTTTATTCCATTAGCAGACTTTCAAAAAGGTGTATGGGATAAACCACAAACTTATCGCAGTAACCTAGTCAAGTATTGGGTACTAGAAAATGAAAGCGTTTTAAAGCACGTACAAGCACTTGAATGGGAAGATGTAGACCTTAGTACTCCTGAAGGTGAAAGACGCTTTGTAGAGCTTAATAAAGCGGCTGTAGACGGTGGTTATGAAGGTGTTATGATTAAGGACGTTGATGCTCCTTATGAATGCAAACGAACTCATGCATGGCTTAAAGCAAAGCCATTTATTGAAGTAACATTAGAGGTGAAAGATGTTGAAGAAGGAACAGGAAGAAACGAAGGACGTCTTGGTGCATTGGTATGCGCTGGAGAAGATGACGGCAGAATGGTCCAAGTCAATTGCGGTAGCGGGTTTAGTGACAGCGATCGTGATAATTTTTGGAATCATCGTAGCTCACTTATTGGGCAACTTGTAGAGGTTAGAGCAGATGCTATTACAAAAAATCAAGATGGTACTTATTCACTTAGGTTTCCTAGGTTCAAAACGTTCCGAGGATTTGAGATAGGAGAAAAAATGTAATGAGAGAATTTGTTTACAATAGTTGGAATGGAGTAATGGATCATGAAAAGAATCCACTGCGTCATATTCCAGACTTTAACACACGCCATATGATTATGCAGGTGCTTGCCTGGATGTGGTGTATTACATTTAGTATTCTTGTAGGCAGTTGGACAGTGTTTGGTATTAGTGCAGTAGGACACGTTATTCTACTTGGGGCTATTGCTATTACAGTCGCAACATTCGAAACAGCAAAACGTAAGCCAACTGTGTTTAATTTTTCAAGTGGATATCACAGTGCTGACAGAGCCCGCCACAATATGTGGATCAATGGAAAAAAGATTAGACTTGATCCAAATGATCCTGGCGGAGAACACGAATAAGTCAAAAAGAGGTTGACTTTTTGCATTTCTAATATATACTTTATATTTTTGTAGGAGAATCAAATGGCGTTGACTGCACTCAAAGGTGTAAAGACCAAAAAGAAACAGCCTAGAGCACAATCAAGAATTAAGCGCGGATCAAAACTTGTCGAACCAAGTTGGGAAGGTTGGGAAGAGTGGGATGGACAGACATTCCATAGAGCCAAAGAAGCCGCAAGAGCTTGGTATTACGAAAACTTTAAACCCCAAGATTTATATCCAAGCGTATTTGTTTGGATGAAAGAAAACGACTATACCAAAGAACAAATTAGACATGCGAAATCTGCACCAGCCTCTACACTAAGCGTTACGGCAGGTATTATTGCAAAGATGCTACTTCGTGGAATGCCCGACTATAATGAAAAAGCCGCTCAGTATTGGGAAAGTCTACCTGGCACAATGGGTGAACTTGCTCCTACTTCCCAGTTTCTAAAAAAACGTATTGACATGGCTATTGCCGCAGGCAGCGGTGTTGTAGAAGAAAAGAAGGAAGAAGAAAAAGAAAAGAAGAATGTATATGTCCCTTCAATCCAAGAGCGCATTTTTGAACAAGCAAAAAAAGCCGCAGAAAAGATTGATGAATGGTTGGAAGATCATTACAAACATGATGCGGCATTTGATCCCAAAGGATTTGATGTAAAAAAGCATTTCAATGAATATAAAGTTACTCAAGCACACGCAAGAAAAATCAAAGACTTTTACGAAGAAGAACTTGCAGAATATAGAGATGTGCTGAACATACCAACTGCTGGTCAGCTGAAAAAGATGGATGAAAAAGATGCTGATCTTTGGGAACAGCTCAAAGAAGGGTATAGCAGCATCACCAAGCCAGAAGTAAAGCAGATTATTTCGGCACTTGAAACCGTAATAGATGCTTGTGATTTTGTAATTGAACAAAGTAAAGCAAACCGTAAAACACGCAAACCTAAGCCTAAGAGTGCAGATAAATTAGTTGCTAAACTAAAATACAAGAAACAAGACGACAAATATAACATTGTAAGTGTTAATCCTGTTGATATTGTGGGCGCGAATGAAGTATGGGTGTTTAATTGTAAAACACGCAAACTTGGAAAATATGTTGCCAAGATCATTGATCCATTAGGTGCAGGTAGAGAAGGAACCGGACTAAGTGTCAAAGGAACTACTATTACACAGTTTAATGAAGAAGAAAGTGTTCAAAAGACACTGCGTAAACCAGAAGAACAACTAAAAGAATTCAAAGGTGCAGGCAAGGTTAAATTACGCAAATTCCTAGAAGAAATTAAAACTACAGATACAAAATTAAATGGACGTATAAATCCTGATACCATACTTCTTCGCATAAACTGATAAATATTAGTATGAGCAATATCCATGACATACGAAATGGTCTGAAGGCCTTATCAGACGCAATAGACGCACTACAAAGCAATCCTGTACCTACACCAGAGATCCTGGATAGAGGATTAAGTGGTAATAAAATTAATGGTGGTGTAATCACCAATTTTCAATCAGTTGGAATAGTTGACGAAGCAAGACAAACTGCATTAACTGTTACAAATGAAGGTATTGCTGTTCAGAATATAAATGTGCAGAACATAATGAATCCTGTAACTGTTAAAGGCGCACTTACAGTACAGGGAGAAATAACAGCAAGTAGATTGCATGTTGATGAAATTAGTGCCGATATTCGAAATGAAAGAACAACACCGTTAGAATTTAAAGCAGAAAATAACTCACTTAGTGGAAAAGGTTTAATATGGACTGGTGTTGATTATACCAAACAGTTTGTTTATAAACACGCTCCTGATAGATTGTGGAGCTCAGAAGATATTGACATTGACCGAGAAAAATGTATTAGGATTGATAATTTGCCTGTGTTAAACCTAACAAGTTTAGGTAATAGTGTTACACAAAGTAATTTACAATCAGTGGGTACATTAGAAAGTTTAAATGTTGACGGTAGTTTAACAATAGATAACTTTGTTTATTATGATGCAAATTCACAGAGACTTGGCGTAGGCACAGCTG